ATTACCCAGGATATTCAGCAGGAGCTACAATGAGTGGAGCAGTTACTGATTATTCAAGTACTTTTGATTTTTCTACTTCTACTGTACCACTTAATACTTATTGTAATGTAACTTTAAATACAACTGCAAAAAATGACATAGCAAGTGCAGCGGGTTCTGGTGTTATTATTATGATGGTAGTAGATTATACTTATGATTATCAAGATCTTATACCGGCGGTAGATCCAACTTATTTAAGTAATACTTTTTACTTTGATGGTTACACAGGAACATCTAGAGATCCTAAATTATTAATAGATTATACTGCAGCAGGTTATGGTAAAGATGTAATAGGAGTAACATCAACTAATATTGTTAATATAAATGATGTAGCAACAGCTGATATTGTTAATGTAATTGGAGTAAGTTAATATTTATAAGTAAAATGGCAACAACATCACTTTCGGTTTTAGGAACAAATGGAACAGCTTTTTTTGGGGTGGCAACTGAAGGAACATGGGCTCAATTTAGAACTCTTACTGAAATAAAAAATCTATCAATAGATGGAACTTCATATGAAATAGTATCTAATAAACTTGGTACAAATGTTTATGAATATGACCAATCAGCCTTTCAATTTGATGTAAGTAGTATAACAAATGCTACAGCAGCAATTTTTGAAATAAATTGTACTAGTACTACAGGAACACCAACTGCAAGATTAGTAGAGGGAGCATGTACTCTTCCTTGGACTGAGGCAAATGGATTAAATCAAGTTGATTTTGGTAGTCCTCTTTCAAATCAAACATCTTTAGCATTAGGTATAAATCAAATAGTACTTACTGCAGCTGGTGTAAGTTATATAAATTCATCAATTACAGCTCAAATTTATTTATTAGAAAACCGTATGATGTCCGATGCTACAGCTCCTTCAGGTGATAATAGAGCTGCTTTTAATGATCTTGGTTTAACATTAAAAGTAAGTACTCCTGACGTAACGTCAGGAATGGTGAATATTACAGTAGGTGCTGTAAAAATAATAAATGGTAAAGTATCTTTATAATAAAGGCATTTAAAATATTTTTTTTAATATTTATAACAAAATAATTATTTATGGCTAAAATTCCAATATATCCAGGTTCATCATCTTTTTTTCCAGGAGATACTCCTTTTGGATTTTATGATAATGATGTAGACTTTCAACAAGATGCTGATAAAGTAACTACTTTTTGTGCTAGAAGATTAGGTTATCCTATTATGGATGTTGAATTACAAGATTTAAATTTCTACACAGCGTTTGAAGAAGCAGTAACTACTTATGGAAATGAATTATATGCTTATAAAGTAAGAGAAGATTATTTATCTTTAGAAGGATCAACTACAGGATCTACAGATAAGTACGGAAATAAAACAAATATAAACCATCAATTAATCCAACCTAATTTTGGACCTATAGTAAGATATAGTGAACAATATGGAGAAGAAGCAGGAACAGGGGGAAATGTTACGTGGTACTCGGGTTCAATAAGTTTAGTAAAAAATAAACAAGATTATGATTTAACTGAATGGGCTGTAAGTCAATCTATAAATGAAGGTGATCTTGAAGTTAAAAGAATATTTTATGAAACAGCACCAGCAATTGTAAAATATTTTGACCCATACGCAGGAACTGGAACAGGAATGATAAATTTAATGGATACTTTTGGATGGGGTAATTATTCACCAGCAATTAATTTCTTATTAATGCCTGTTAGTTTTGATATGCAAAAAATACAAGCTATTGAATTTAATGATCAAGTAAGAAAATCACAATATTCATTTGAATTAATAAATAATAAATTAAGAATATTTCCTATACCAAACCAATCAGGAACATTATGGTTTCAATATATTAAAAAATCAGAAAGAAATAACCCAGCAGCTATATCTGGCTCAGGAGTTATAACTAATGTATCAAATGTACCTTATGATAATCCAACTTATTTA